AGTACTGGCTGGCGATTCTGCGCGATGACGGCGCCGCGGTGTTGGCGCCTGATGGCGCCTTTGACCAGCCGGTGCATGCCCGAGGGCCGCGCGGACCGGTGCATGCGTTGAAACGATTTGAGTATGTCAATCCGCCGTCGATGTTGCGCTTCACCTTGAAGGTGCTGGGCACATCGGTCGGCGCCGAGGATCTGGCGATGTTGTTCTCATATGGAGGTGTGCATGGATACGCCGGCGAACGCGGGAACGGAGAAGGACGCTATGAATTCACTCTTGAAGCCATCGGTGCTGCGGCAGCAGGTGCCACGGATCCGCACCACGCAAGCGGTCGTTGAAAAGTACGAGCAGATTCAAGACGCGCTTGAACACGGCACCATCACCGGGAAGGTGGCCGAGCAAATGACGCAGACACTGAAGGGCATCACCGGGCTTGCCAAGCTGGAGATGCAGTACTTCTCGCTGATTCAAAAGTTCAAGCACAGCGCGCCGGTGCCGCGGTCGCCGTTGCTGCGGTCGGTGGTTGGACTCGCTGAAGAAGTCGCACCGACCGACGGCGCCGTTGTGCGCGGCATCGCTGAGGGTTGACGCCGAGACGCGCAGTGTGTTGGCGTGCGCCGATTCGGGCGTGTCGTGACGCCGAGGTTTGTCCAGTGCTGATGTGTAGTCGTGTGATCTGTCGCCGAGTCATGAATTGTCGCGGGATGAAAAGGGGGCGTCGTGGGTTGTCGTGCCGCCGAGGCGTGATCTGCACTGAAGGGCGCTTGCGGTGCGCGGTCAGGATGTGCCGTCGAGAAGCGAAGTGCGCGGTCGGGATTTGTTGTGTCGCCGAGTTCTGATACGTCGTGACTCGTTCTGATTTGCATTGTCGGCGAGCACTGTTGTTTCGTGGCGTGAAGTGTTTTGTCGTGGAGGGTCTTTTGATGGGGCGCATTCACAAACAGGTTCGGCTCGAGGACAGCTGCTACGAGCTGGCGCTGGTGCGATTGCGCCACGTCTTTGAACGCTTCGATCAGATCGCCGTCTCGTTCAGCGGCGGCAAGGATTCGACGGTCTGTCTCAACCTGGCCCTGCAGGTCGCGCGCGAGACGGGCCGGCTGCCGCTCGACGTGCGCACGTTCGATGAGGAAGCGATCCCGCCGGAGACGGTGGAGTACTTGGCCCGCACCGCGGAGAAACCGGATATCGCGTTCACGTGGTACTGCGTGCCGATCGAACACCGCAATGCGTGTTCACCATCGGAGCCGCACTGGTATCCGTGGGCGCCCGAGGACCGCGCGCGATGGGTGCGGCCGCTGCCGGCGCTGGCCGTCACCGACTATCCCGGCTTCACGCGCAAGGGCATTGCCGACCAGATGGCCGCGCTGTTCCCGCCCGAGAAGGGGAGCTTCGCCAACATCATGGGGATTCGGACACAGGAGAGCATGTCGCGCTACCGGGCCGTCGCCTCGAAGCGCGGGCATCAAGCGTTCATGACGCCGGGCACCGCGGCGCCGCACTCGATGAACGTCTATCCGATCTACGACTGGGCGACCGAGGACGTGTGGCGGGCGCCGCACCAATTCGGGTGGGACTACAACCATGCGTACGACGTGATGGACGCTTGCGGCATGCCGCGCCATCTGCAACGCTGCGCGCCGCCGTTCGGCGAGCAACCGATCCGCGGCCTCTACACGTTCAAGACCTGCTGGCCGCAGCTGTGGGCGAAGATGGTCGACCGCGTCGCCGGCGCCGCGACGGCGGCGCGCTATGCGAACACCGAGCTGTACGCCGCCTCCGTGAGTGACGAAGATCTCCCGCACGGCGCCACTTGGCGCGGGCTGACGATGAGCGCGCTGCGCAAGTTGGATCCCAGTTCCCAGAAAGAAACCGCCCTGGCGATCGAGAACTGCCTCCGCACTCACGAACTGCGCACCAGCGGCCAGCCGATGCCCGAGGATGAGCCCGACCCGCTGAGCGGCTTTTGTTGGAAGACGCTCTACATCGCCGCCAAGGTGGGTAGCAATAAGTTCGGCCGGCAGCAGCAGAAGATGCACAACCGGGCACTCGCAGAAAGGCGCCGCCGTGGCATCACGAAATAAACCGCACTCCGTCTTGCACCTGCAACAACCGGTCAGCCGGATTGAATGGGTGCCGCGCGAGAGCATCACCGCGAACGACTACAACCCGAATGTGCAGCCGCCGCCCGAGCATCGGCTGCTGAAGATCAGTTTGCTCGAGGACGGGTGGACGCAGCCCATCGTGGTCGTCGATGACGGTACCGACAAGCCGGTGATCGTCGACGGCGAACATCGGTGGCGCTGCGCCGCGGATCCCGAGGTCAGCGCGCTGACCGGCGGCCTGGTGCCGGTCGTGCGCATCCGCGCCGACCGCGCGCACCGCATCATGTCAACGGTGCGACACAACCGCGCGCGCGGTGAGCATGCCGTGCTGCCGATGGCGACCGCGGTCCGCGAGCTGCTGGAGATCGGGCAGTCCATCGAGGACGTGTGCTTCCTGATGCAGATGGAACCGGAAGAAGTCGACCGCCTGGCGGATCGCGCCGGCATGCCCGAGCGTGTGTCACGCGACGGCGCGGAGTTCTCGAAAGGATGGGTACCGGGATGAGCGGCTTTGTCGCATGGCCGATTACGAACCACAGCGTTGAGTTTGAGGTGAAGGCGTCACCGGTCGGGCCGATACGCCTGGTCAGTTGGGGTCCGCAACACCCCGCGCCGCACGTGCCGGCTGGTGGCAGTGCGGTCATTCTGCCGACGGCGCCGCTGACGGCCGCGTGGTCGTTCGTGCTGTTGCAGCTGATGCCCGGCTGCTTTGCCGTCGTGCCGGGCGGCGCCCAGATTAAGGGCGGCGCCGGCCTGATGATCTATACGCCCGAGTACGTCGGGTTGGCTCAGATGGGCGGGCCGGTCGAGGACGCCGGCCGGCTGCGCTACATCGACGGGTGCAGCGATTCGCTGCTCGTCTGCCCGCCGAAGATCGGGGAGCCGTGCCTGAACTTGCTGCACCTGCCGCGCGGCATTCACCAGACGCAGCACACGCACCCGAGTGATCGCATCGGGATCATCTTGCGCGGGTCAGGCCTGTGCAAGACACCGGACGGCGACACGCCGCTGGCCGGCGGGATGTTCTGGTACATCCCGGCCGAAACGGTGCATAGCTTCCACACCGAGGACGGGTCCCTTGACGTGTTCGCCTGGCACCCAGATTCCGACTTCGGGCCGTCACACGATGCGCATCCGATGTTGAACCGGACCATTGTGGAAGGCGTGGCCGTCAGCGATGAGCGGCACCGCGCGATTCGCACAGGCGATATTAGGGAGTGAGGGCACACATGATTTCCGATGAACAGAAAACCGCAATCATCGAGCGGGTGAAAGCCATGCTCGATGACCCGTCGTGCGAGATTGCGACCAGCCGCGGCAAGCGCGACGTAACCGAACACGGCGACACAAACCGCCGCTATGAACCGAGCGGCGGTGCTGAGCTACTGATCAAGGTGCAAGGCGGCGCGGTCGAGGTGCCGAACGCCGACCCGCTACTTCGTGAGCCCGAATGGGCAGACGACATTCGGCGTCGGCGTCCGCTCCGGTGAGGCCGATTCGCATGGAGATTCGCGAGTGAGCAGTACGCAGTGCAAGGGCTGCGGCCTGCGATGGGCACAGGTCCGCGGGCTGTGTCGTCGCTGCCTCCGGCCGCGGACGGCGTTTGAGCGGGACCGCGATCGGGTGGCGGCGCAACAGGAGGCGTTGCGGCGCGCGCGGGTGGCGTCCCCGCCCGGCCCGCCGCGGCCGGCCACCATCACCGGCCGTGTCTGTGTGGTGGTGTGGGACGGCGCGATGCGCGCGTCCCTCGATCGGGTGCGGTGAGACTTAGCGAATGCCGGCGCGCTGCAAGACCGCGCGCACGGACTTGGCCGTCGGGCTCGGGTCATCGACCAGGAGCGTGGCTATGTCGCTGAGCGTCTTGCGGTCGGTTGTCGCGATGACGGGTTTGGCCGCGACCACATCGGCGCGTTTTTGCCATACCCAACCGTGGGCGCCGCACGTGGCGTCAAGGGCGCGGTCCACATGGCCGCCGAGGACGGGCGCGCCGCAGTGCTTGCAGACGCGCCGCGGCCGGCCGGCGAAGCGGGCGTTCCGGCGACGGGCGGCGTTCTGCTTCGGCGTGTTGGCCGAGCCGCCAAGGCGGCCGAGGATTTGTGCAGGGGTCAGCTTGATGCGTTTCTGTGCCATATGTAACCGCTCTGATTTTACCCTGTATTGGGCCGGCGCGTCAGGCGCGCGAGGCCGCCCATGACCCGCGGCCGCAAGCCGGTCCCCACCGAGCAAAAGCGGCTGCGCGGCAATCCCGGCCGGCGACCGCTCAACGAACTGGAACCGCAGTATGCGGAGCCGGGCCCGGCGTTCGACACGCCGCCCGCGCCGCTGACCGAACACCCGGCCGCGGTCGCGGAATGGCAGCGCCTGGCGCCGCTGTTGCGCCGCGCCAAGCAAGTCACGGAGGCCGACTGGTCGGCGCTGATCGCACTGTGTCTGGAATGGGCGCGCTATCTGGAAGCGACCCGGTTGGTCAAGAGCGCCGGCCTGGTCGTCAAAACGCCGGCCGGCTATCCGATGCCGAACCCGTACTTGTCGATCGCGACCAAGGCGCTGGCAAACTGCAATCGCTTGTGGCCCGAACTCGGGTTGACGCCGTCCAGCCGCGCGCGGGTGCAGGTACCGGGCGGCGGCGGCAGCATCGGCCCGGATGATCCGTTCAGCGAATTCGACCGGCCGGCGGTGGATGACGATGCCGACCTCAAGCCGCACTGACGCCGTCGCGCACCGCGCGCTGGTGCAGCTGGCCGGGCGCTGGCTGAAGCGCCGCGGCTGCCACGTGGTGCTGACGGAGCGCGGCGATCGCGGCGCCGAGCAACCGGACGCCATCGGCTGGCTGCGCCGGCCGTCGCTGCACTCGATCCTGGTGGAGTGCAAGGTGTCACGCGCGGACTTCCGGCGCGATGAACGGAAGGTCTGGCGCCACGGCGGCCGGGCGATGGGCAGCGAACGCTGGTACTTCGCGCCGGCCGGCATGATCCCACTCGCGGAGCTGCCGGCCGGCTGGGGTCTATTGGAGTGGACCGGGCGCGTCATGCGGTGCGCGCGCGTCGCCGGCCCGAGCCTCACCGCGCGCAGCCTGCTCTCGGAACTCGGCGTCCTGGTCGGGGAACTGAACGCCTATCAGGCGCAAGGGCTGATGTATCGCAAGGGTGTGGAGCGGTGGGGCCCGACGCGATGACCCGCGCCGATCCCATTACCGCGTACGCGCAGCGGATCGTCGCCGGCATCGAGCCGGCGGGGAAGTATCACAAGCTCGCCTGCGCCCGGCACCTCAAGGACCTGCAGCGCGCCGGCAGCCGCGCGTTCCCGTACGTGTTCAGCCATCGGCGCGCGCAGCGGTTCTTCAACTTTGCGCAGCGGCTGAAGCATTACCGCGGGCAGTGGGCCGGCCGCTTCATCGTCTTGCAGCCGCACCAGAAGTTTCGGCTGGGCTCGCTCTTTGGGTGGATCCATCCCAAGACCCGACTGCGCCGCTTTCGCACGTCCTACAACGAACTGCCGCGCAAGCAGGGGAAGTCCCTGGAGGCCGCGGTGGTCGCGCTGTATGTGACGTTCTTCGACGACGAGGCCGGCGCCGAAGGGTATTGCATGGCGACCAAACGTGAGCAAGCGAAAATCGTGTTCACCAATTGCAAGAAGCTGGTCGAGTCCAGCGGGTTGCGGCGCCGCATCAACGTGCTGGCCCACAACCTGCACAACGACATCACCAGCAGCAAGCTGATGCCGCTCGGCGCCGACTACGACTCGACGGATGGCCTGAACCCGAACCTGATTATCGCTGATGAACTGCAGGCGTACAAGAATCGCGATTCGCTCGACGTGATGGAGACGGCCACCGGCGCCCGCGAGGAACCGATCAACTTCCAAATCACCACGGCCGGCAGCGATCCGATCTCCCCCTGCGGCGACCAGCACGATTACGCCTGCAAGATCCTCGACGGCATCCTGGTCGATGAAACGTTCTTCGCGTTCATCGCGCATGCCGACCCCGACGATGACTGGCTGGCCGAGGCCACTTGGCGCAAGGCCAACCCGAACTTCGGCGTGTCGGTCTTGCGCGACGATCTGGTCGCGCTGTCAACCAAGGCCGCCAACATGCCGGCGGCCGCGGCCGCGTTCAAGCAGAAGCGGTTGAACCTGTGGGTCAACGCCGATGCCCCGTGGCTGTCGATGGAGGGCTGGCGCCGCGGGCAAACGAAGTGGACCCTCGACGACATGGCCGGCCAGGCCTGCTGGATCGGGATCGACCTTAGCTCCAAGATCGACCTCACCGCCGTGGTGCTGGTCTTTCCACCGACCGAGGACCGCGCCTCGTGGCGCCTGTGGGCCTGGTGCCTCACGCCGGCCGACACGTTACCGGAACGCGCCCGCCGCGATCGCGCGCCGTATCCGCACTGGAAAGAGCGCGGCTACCTGCGGACGAATCCGGGCAACCGCATCGACCAGTCCGCGGTCGCGTACATGGTGCATGAGGCGGACCAGCAATTCGACGTGCAGCAGATCGGCGTCGACCCGTGGAACGCCGGCAACCTCACCAACGAGCTGACCGACGAAGGCTTTGAGGTGATCGAGATTCCGCAAACGCTGCCGCAGCTGAGCGCGCCCGCCAAGGACTTTGAAGCCGATGTCCTTGACGGCCTGGTCGATGCCGCCGGCAACGAGCTGATGACGTGGTGTATCTCTAACGTCGTGGTGCAGAGCGACAACAAAGACAACATTTTCCCGACCAAGAAGCGCAGCCGCGGCCGCATCGACCCGGTGATCGCGGCGCTGATGGGACGCAAGCTCGCCGCGGGCGGTGAAGAACCCGCGGCTGACGATCCCGTACTGGTGACGGTATGACCAAGCAACAGCGCGAGGAACGGGCGAGGGAGTTGGAATTGGAGCGCCGCCGGGCACGGCTGCTGACGGTGAAGGAATACGCGCACCTGGCGCGCATGAATCCCGAGAGCGTGTGGCGGCGGGTGCGCGAGGGCCGGCAGACGGGTGTCCATCGGGTCGCCGGCGGCATCCGACTGGAGCCGCCCGACGATGAGGATGACTGACCGGAGGAAGCGATGAGCCAAGCAAGCTGCGCGAAGTTCGGCACCTGTCACTTGCCGCCCGGCCATGCCGGCGTCTGCCTGTTCTCACCGACGCACGCCGGCGACGCCGCGCTACTCGTCCTGGCCGTCGGCGTGAAAGGGGATCGGGTCATCGTGGCGGCCGGTCGCGGGTCGATCGAACTCACGCCGGATGAAGCGGCCGTCACCGCGGCGGTGCTGCTACGCGCCGCGGTCGAAGCCCGCGGGCCGGAGGTGTCGGCTGGGGAGGTGCATTGATGGGCGCCCGCCTCCGCGCGCTGTGGCGGCGGGTCTGGTCCGACTGCTGGCTGTGGCATGAGCCGCGCGTCCCCGAGCGTGACCCGCACGGCCGGCTGGTGTTGGTCTGCCCGCGCTGCCGGAATGGAACCGTCGTCAATCTTTCAGGAGCAAGGCCATGAACACGACCCAATGCCTCGACCCGATTCCCCCGGACCCGCGCCCGCGCAAGCCCGCCGCGCCGGCCCCGCCGCCGCCGCCGAAGCCGCCGAGCGCGCCGCCTCGGGCGTAAGCCGTCCTAGCCGGCTATCAACTTTTGCCCACTCGACGGGCCGGCGGCCGCCTCGCAGACTGAACGCTTGAACTGGCAGTTCTGGCGACACCCCGCGCTGCTCGATGTTTGCCTGGTCAACTTCAAACACGACAAGGAATCGGCGCTGCGCGGTGTGTTGTGGCAGACGCGAGGCGGCTGGCTCGAGTTCCGAGACTGCACGCTGCTGGTCACCGGCCAGCCGGCCGCGAAGATGACCGGGGACGTGATCGTGCCCCTCGCGAATGTGGCCTTCATCCAGCGGCGGCCGGGAGACGCATCATGACCGACCAATACCGACCCGGTGAATCCAACGACCGCGCCGTCCGGCAGCCGGACGGCGACGAGCCGCCGCCCGCGCCCAAGCCGTTCCAGCCGGGTGAAACCAATGAACGGGCGAGCCGCGTGCCGGAGGTCGAGCCCGCGCCGGCGCCGCCGCCGTTCCGGCCCGGTGAGTCCAACGATCGCGCCGTCCGTGCGCCGGCCCCCGTTGCCGAGGTGACGCCGCCCGCGGCGCCGGCCGACGTGGACCCCCCGCTGTTCTCCGTCTAGTCGGCCGATGCCGATTGTCGACACGTTCAGCGGTGTGCAATCGCTGACGCCGGCGTCCCCGACGCTGCGCTGGGCGAACACCTCGGCTAGCGGCCTGTCGCTGTACGGCGAGTCGGTGGCGTACGCCGAACTCTACGCGCGGCAGCCGAACGTCCGCACGATGGTCGACTTCCTCGCGCGCAACGTCGCGCAGATCGGCCTTCACGTCTTTCGCCGGGTGAGTGACACCGACCGCGAACGCTTGAGCAAGCACCAGCTGTTGACGTGGCTGAACTTTCCGAACCGCTCGACCACCGGGTTCCGGTTGAAGCAAGCCGTGATGGGCGACCTGGGCATTTACTTCAACGCCTACCTCTGGAAGGCGCGGTATCAGGACGGCGCGGGCCGGCCGCAGATCGGGCTGGTGCGGCTGCCGCCCGCGGAAGTGGTGGTCTACGGTGGCCTGTTACCGACGGAGTTTGAGTGGGTCACGCCGAACGGCCAGCGCAAGCCGATCGCCCTCAATGACATGGTGCATTTCAGCGGCTACAACCCGCTCAATCCGTTGTGCGGCCTGTCACCGCTGGAGACGTTGCGGCGCATCCTGGCTGAGGAAGCCGCGGCCGGCGAGAGCCGGGAAATCTACTGGCGCAATCACAGCCGCAAGGACGGCGTCATCGAAGTGGCGAAGGACGCGCCCAAGTACACCGACACGCAGATGCAACAGTTTCGCGAGCAGTGGCAGGAGTACTCGCTCGGCGGCAACCGCGCCGGCATGACGGCGATCA